CTACTTTATCTTCTTTGTAATCTCGTCGCTGAGCTTCTTAATGAAGTTCACACCTGCGATACCGTTCTCATAATATCCCCACTTTTTCAGCAGGGTATTAACTGCCTTTGCAGTACCTTTTCCGTATGTACCGTTCTTATCCATACCTACGTTGTGAAGCTTGACCGCCTTTGCAATAAGCAGCAGTTCCTTGAGCGCAAGCACACCGTTTGTTTTGTTGCCCTGCTTGTAGCCTGTCTTGTCAAGCACTTTCACACTTATCTTGCTCTGGTTCTTTGGTCTCAGGAAGCCTGCAATGTGGTCATAAGTATGCTTGACCTTAGTGCAGGCTTTTCCGCTCCAGTTTTGGTCATACGAATAAAAATAACTCGTGTTGCCCTCACCCGTGCAGATTGCTATGTGACCCCAGCCGCCATTCAACGTGCCTGACCATATCGCTACATCGCCCTTTTTAGGCACGAAACTTGGTGTGTTCTTTACCTTTGTGAAATTCGCTTTCAGCCAAGTGTTCTTATCGAATAAATCCCAAAAATGGTGTGCGTCATACCAGAAATTCTTGATACCTGAGCCGAAGACCTCGTTGAAATATGCCGTTGCAAGGTCTACACACTGTTTGCCTGCTGCGCCGTCATAGTTAACAGCTACACCATTGTGCTTCTTGATAAACTCATCATATGTCATTTTCTATTCCTCACTTTCGTTTGTATCCACTTTGTTTTCAACTGTGATTTTAAGCTTGTGTACTATCTTCACCAAGAATGACGGCAATGGTATACCTATCACCGCAAGATTTTCCAAAATAGAAATACATTCATTGATGATAAACCATATCGTCACGATAAGACCGAAGTAAAAGCTGACGTTTACCTCAATGCCTATCTGTGAAAGTCCTGAGATAAAGAGCCAATCAAGCACGCCCGACACCGCCACCACAAATATGTAGCCGACCTTTTTGAAAAGCCCTTTAAGACCGACACGGCTTGACAACTCGCCCCTATTCCATGCTTTCCACATACCTGTAATGTAGTCAATGATCATCACAAGCACCAGAATGACTATAGGTATCGCCATAACACGGAAATACGCTGACAGCCCTGCGGCTATTGCTGATATGATTATTTTTGTCGTGTTTTCTTTCATTACTGTTCCTCGCTTTCGTATGTTTGTCCCGTGATTGTTGTATACTCCTCAGCTGTGATCCACTTGCCAACAGCGGTGTGCACCATAGCAACCGACCACAAACGGCTGTCATAGTATCTCTTGACCTTTGTATAGTTTTTACTCATCGCCGCTCACCTCATTCAACTCAACACCGTTCAACATAGCCAGAAAATCAACGTTTGCCTTTATCCTGTCTATCTCGGTGACTTTGGGTTTGCGGAAATTATCTTCCGTCAACCCTAGCTTCTCCATCATTTTCTTTTGCAATTCTGTCATGTTGTACCTCCCACTTCTGATAGTTTCACAATATACTCTTCTTCGTTCGGCACTGGTATTCTGTAATCGTCATTACCACTCTTAAACGTGATTGAACCGCCTGCTTCGACTTCTACGTTTCTCAGGAAATCGTCGTCAATTAGGGCTGATATGTCCGTTACGATTGGGTTTGCTAGTTCGTAATACAGAATTACACCTTGCATTGCCTGTTTAAATGTGGCGGCATCGGTGTAGGCTGCGTCTTTGACCTGAATTTGTGAAACTATGACATCAACCCCGTCTATCGTGATTGTTTTATCGACAAATACATTGGAACTTCTGGGAACTGTTCTATATTTACTGCACAATACATTATAAATGGTTGTTCCAAATACACCAAGATATTTAAAATTGAGAGGTCTCACATACCCATAGAAATGATTTCCAACAGCGGAAGTCGTGTTAAATTTCCAATCCAGCGTTCCCAAATCAACACTTTGTACGCACTGAACGTATCGTTTATTCTCATAATCAATATAGTTCTTAGCCGTTCCTGCACTCCAGCCGTAGCCAGGCAGTGCCTTGATAGCTTCGGGAATTTGGCAGGCAGTCTGATAGAATGAGGAATAATCGGTAGCAGTATCACCCAATTCTAGCTGAATGTCATAGACCATGCCAACTATGGTACACAATGACACAAAATCAGTGTCGGCTGCGAACGTAGCTACTGCCTGATATTCTGTGTTTGCCACATAACCTACTTCTGATTTTATCAGCGAACTATCATGTGCGTATGATGTGTTTTTTCCTTTTTGCAGTGACCACCGAAGACCACCCTGATTAGCTGCATTTGATTTTACTTTGAATGACAGCGTATACTTATTGCCGACGATAGTCGGAATATTTAGAACAGTTGTCGTTGAACCCTTTGTGTAAATAACACCATTCTCAACCTTGCTTACATTCGCTCCGTAATAAATATTGTCAGTGTAGTCGAACAAATTCTTCCCCTGCTCCACAATGCTCTCTGTTCCAGCGCTGACAATCTCACCGTCAATGACCTCAGAATGACCGCCCACAGACTTCACTGACATCAGCTTTGCCCCCGTAGGAATAGTCTTCTGATATGCCGTTTCGCTGTCGGTTTCAAACCTATGCGTGATACCCTGACCTATGGAATACAGTGCGTCCACACGTCTTTGCAGTTCCTTGTCCGTCTGCTTTACGTTAGCTATCTCAGCCGTGTTCTCAGCTATCTTTCCGACAGCCGTTACATAATCATCAGGCAGGCTGTCAGCCACCGCCTGTGCTGTCTGTGCAGCGGTTTCAGCGGCTTTGCGGTCTGCGGCAACCTTAGCGGCGTTTTCTGCCACTGTCGCCTTATCGGTTGTGACCTGCGTTGCCATTTCCTGCACCGCCTGTCTGTCTGCCGCAGTGCTGTCAGCGCAGTTCTTTGCGGTCTTTGCGTAGCCTGCTGTTATGGTCTTGTCAGCCTCAGTCTGCTGTGCTGCCGTTGATGCCTGGGCTGCTGATATCTTAGCGGCGTTCTGTGCTGTGACAGCCTGCTGACGTGCGGTTTCTGCGCCTTGCATGGCGGTGTCTGCCTGTGTAGCGGACGTTTCAGCCGCTGCCTGTGCGGTTTCAGCACGGCTTGCCGCCTGTTCTGCGGTGTCGGCTGATTTCTCTGCGGCTGTGGCAGATTTTTTTGCGTTTTCAGCCGCCTGCATAGCCGTGCTAGCTGCATTCTCAGCCCTTTCCACGTCAGCTTCGACCTGTTCACCGATTGCCGATATCCTATCCAGTGCGTCAGCTGCCACACTTGGTGACGGGATAGCTGTATCACCGATAGCCGCCCCTATTCGCAGTCGGAAAATTCGTGATTTTTTAACTAATATATACTCATCACCTGACAGCTTCTTCGCCGCTATCTGACACGATACTGTCTGCGCTGAACGCAGTATATCAGCCGTAGGCGTCCACTGTCCGCCTGTGATATCGACCTCATACTGAACGCCATCGCCGTAGTCTATCGTTAACACATAGCGGTCTGCGCCGTCTATCTCCATGCCCTCGACAGACACGGGTCTAGCGTTTGTTTCACCGACGTAGCCCAAAAGGGCTGTTGATGTCATTGCGTTGTAATTTTCGTCTAGTCTGATTACCATTTCTGCGCCCCCTATACGATTGCTATGTAGTCAATGCTGTACGTTCCTGCAGGCACATTGACAGTGGTTGCGCCATTGCTAGGACCCATGCAGATTACTGCAAAATATGCGCCCTTGTACACCTGCACATGGGTGCAGTAGTTCTGAAATGGGCTAGGTGTGCCGATATCCCTCAGCGACACGCATATCTGCTTCGGCACAAAATCCAAATTCAGCGGTATTTGCACGCTTGAAGCTGCCTTTTCCAGTGTGTATTCAATTGTGCCGCTTTTGATTTTGTTCTGGTTTAGATCATTTACTGCCTGTTCCGTTGCCGTCAGTGCGTCAACCAACGCCTGACGAACATCACGGCCGTAAAATGCGTTTCGGACAGTTTCGATTGCTGCCGCCAAATCAATATTATTTGCCATTTTATCCCTCCTAGTCTAGTGTGTGGTTCTTCGTTGTTACGCTGTTACACATTATATCGCCCGTCTTGCCGTAGCACTGTATTGCGGTTTTTTCATTTTCATTGTACAGGTACATCGCCCTGTTATTGGTATCAACTGTAAATACCTTTTTACCGCTGTCTGTATATGTTGATATGTTACCGCTGTTTGTGTCCAGTGAAAATTTTAATTCGTTATTCCAATAGCCCGACATAGCACCAGCCTGCAGGACGATATGACCGCCGATTGTGCTGTTATCAATGCGTATCTCCAACGGACTGACTTTCAACGTCCACTCGTTGTGTGACAGCTGAATTGCACTGGTATTTTGGCTAGACGTTTGAATGTTAATGCTTCCGCCTGTGATAGTCGCTGATTTTGACGACAATTTGTTAGCGACCACATTTCCACTTTCATCTACTTTGAACGTTCCACTGCCGTTGTTGATTTTCAACCCTGTCAGGGTCAGGGCGGTTATAAAACTAGCCACCAAATTTCCGTCGATGGTCCACGCATTTGTGTACGGCCCGTCTTTTGCAGAACCGCCGTCCGATGATTTCCAAAAACCTAGCCCATTTTTGTTTAACTGAATACAGGACTTGCAAGTGTTTATATCAGCCGTATCCATAATCAGAATGCGCTCTGGTTTCTCGGACGGGTCAAGAATGACGTGTCCGCCCTCTGCGCCTGTTATCAACTTTGTGGCATTCTCGATTTTACTATCTATGACTTGACGATTCCTAAATTCACTATCATCAATAGCGGTCTGCAGGCTTTGTGTTTTCGCTGTCATAAAGCCCGAAAGCGTTTCAAATCGGTCACCGAAGGTTAGCTGTGAAGCCTGCGGATTGTCAAGGTCTATGGATATACCCACAATGCGCAAATCCTCGTCTATGCCCATAAGACTATTTTTTACTCTGTACCAACAGCCGAGTTCAAACTGCTCAATGTGTTTGTCTATTCTCGAGAGGTCAAGTGCTGTTATCTGATACTGCACTTTCGCACGATTGACAGATTTAAGATACTCCTTGCCCTTGCTAAGAAGATTGCTCGCAAGGGTAACGTCGTCCCATATCTGCGGACCGCTTATAACGCCGTATTTTGCGATAAGTGAGCTGTCCTCTATGTAATCCTTGCCACCATTCACAGTGCCGATGGTCAACCGCTTTTCGCTGTCTGTAAGCTTTGCGCCGAGAGGGTAAAGACGTGTTATGACCGCCGTTTCATCGACTTCCCGTGATATGGTTTTAAGGTTGACCGCAAGCTCTATGGTGGTATCTGTGCCGTGTCCTATGTTCTCCAAATAGTCAAGATATACCTTGCCGTCTTTATCACGAAGCTGTATCTCACCACCGAATTTTCCTATAAGCTTGTCGGCAATGACGTTCATTGTCTTGTCCCAATTTGCAGTATATGTGTAGTTGTTGCTTGCCGTAACAGTGACCTGTCCCAGCTCTATACGCTTATCTGCACCCACCTGTGCATTGTGTTTGGAGAGGAACGAAGAAAGTACTGTTGATATACCTACCATTTTGTATTCAACATACGGCTGAACACTGTCATATAGCCAACCTAAACGCCCCTCGCAGGTGACTTTACGGCATATCAGACCTCTCTCGTCCATGCTGTCAGGACACTTCAAGACCCTGCCTATAAAAATGTCCTTGCCAGTGTTTTCATCATAAACCTTGACAGCCGTTGTAAGCGGTTTCAAGAAATCATAGCCTGCATTGTTCGGATATATGGTAAAGCTGAAACTATCCACAGCGTTGATAGACTTTGCTATCTTGCCGCCTGATATGCGGTCTGTGCCGTCGCTGTGTATGATAGTGTTTTCAGCTCCGTTTGTTATCGTTACTATGAACATCAGAGTGCCTCCTCATAAAGTTTGAGCGTGAGTGTACCGAAGCCATAAGCCGCAAGAGTATTCACACCAGGCTGTAAAGTCAGCTCGTCAAGGTCAAATTCTTTCTCCGTGTTGCGGTATACGCTTGCACTTATCTCTTTGTCATTGAGCGCAAAATAGGTGAACCCCACACTCTTTGCATCGTCCTTTGAGCGCTTGTAAGAAAGGCGTGGGCGTATGGGTCTATCAGCATATGAGTAGATTTTCAAGGTCGCAGGAGGTGCGTATCGTGTCTGTTTGACCGCTGTCAGTGATATATCCGTCAAATTCAGATAGTCACTTTCAAAACTGAAATCGTCAAATCCGATATCTGAGTAATCATCAGAACGCAGGAAAGGATACGTCTTGAAGTTCACTGTCAGATCAGCGGTGCGCCGTGAAGTGAACTCAAATGCGGAGGTATCAAACACCGCTGTTGTCCCTACAAAGTGATAGTCCGTCAAAAAGCTTATCCTCAACTCACCCTTTGCTACGCTGAGCCAGCGGACAACATCACATTTCCTGCGGTAAAGTTCATTTTCATCTTTTGCAGAAAGGCTGAATTTTATCGTGATATCACGCTGTTTGTACGTCCTTTCTCCTGCCATTTTGGAAAAATCATAAAAGCCGTTCATAAATGGCAGGGTGGCTTCTATCCTGTTTTCCTCCGGCTGAGATATCTGAACGCCGTCCTTTTGGATAACCAAATAGAAATCGGTGGACTTCTTGCCGCCAAACTCTATGTATTCATTAGACACTTGCAAGCCTCCTTTCACTGCTTGTGACCCTCTCACCTAGTTTTCCGTCCACCTTTGACGTGAGCTTGTCACCGTCAAGATAAATGTTTCCTTGCTGTGCAAGCTGTGGGAAGTAGGTTTCTAGGAGGGCGATGATCTTGTTCATTGTATCATTACCGCCGCTATTCACGCTCTTTTCAGGAAGTGCCGAAAAGCTTGGCGGTATGACATCCGTATCCATAAGCGGCTGCAGTGACCTGTTGAACTGCATTGTGATAGTGTCCTCGTTGTCTGCTATGCCCTTTGCGAAAAGGTCCATCATATCAGGTGCAAAAGTGTGGAAATTTGAAAGAGGACCCTTGTCAGGTTCAGAAAAGCCAAGAAAGTCTTTAACGCTTGAAGCTACGTCACATACAGTGTCTTTAAGGCTCTGCCACTTCTCCTTTATGCCGTCTATAAACGCCTGTATCATATCTGAACCCCACTCCTTAAAATCGTTCCACTTGCGTGAAAACCAGTCTGTAAGGTCAAGCAGTTTGTCTGATAAAGCGTCTGAAACAGGTGCAAAAAAGTCCACCATACCTTGTGCAATTCCCTTGACAATTTCAACAGCTATAAGTATGCCGCTGGCAAGAATATCAGGAAGATTTTTTACTATCTCTTTGGTTAGGGTAAATACTATTTTAAATGCTGCTTCTGTAAGCTTTTTAGCTGTATCACTATCAGAAAGTGACATTGCTAATGTATCAATGATTTTGACAGCGCCGTCAACAATAAGATTAATATTGTTGGCTAATGTTTCTGCTATTGTTACGATTATCTGTGTAGCACATTCGATTATCGCAGGTAAGCTGTCAAGTATAGCCTGCAATATCAATGGCATTTGCTGCTTTATCGCTTCTGTAAGGTCTGGTAAAATAGTTGGCAAAGCCTGTGCAATAGTGGTTATGATAGTTGCCAACGCCTGCACAAGAGGACCTGTGTTCTGGATAAGCGCCGTTGCAATAGTTGTAACGGCTGTTATGACCGCCTGTGTTATCGTGTCGATGTTATCAGAAATACCTTTTACAAGTGCCTGAAATATCTGCGCGCCTGCTTCTATAAGCTGTGGGAGCAGGTCGCTCACAAGCTGAGGAAGCTCGGCTGCTATGTCAGGAGCCAATTCACTTATGAGCGTTGTGACCCCTGAAAGAGCCTGCTTTATGACAGGCATAATGTTCTTTGCAAAGGTCTTTACTGTGTTTACCATTTCCTTGATGAGATTTTTCAGGTCAGCGTTTTTGTCGCCCATTCCTGCCATAAGGTTTGCCCACGCTGCTTTCACAGAGCCAAGAGAACCGGAAACTGTTGTTGCCGCTTCTTTGGAAGTTGTGCCGGTGATGTCAAGGTCAGTCTGTACCTTGTGAATAGCCTCTATCATTTTGTCAAAAGACACGCTGTTGACGGTCTTTTCATCGACCTTTATCGAATCCCCAAGCACACCCGAATCGTTGATGAGCCTTGCCATTTCCGCCTGTGTACCGCCATAGCCCAGTTTTAAGTTATCGAGCATGGTATAGTTCTGCTTTGCAAAACCCTGATATGCGTTTTGAATAGATGATATGTCAGTACCCATTTTGTTGGCGTTGTCCGACATATCCATCATCGCTTCATTGGCTATCTCAGCAGCCTGTGCAGTATCACCGCCCAAGCCTTGCAGAAGTGAAGCAGAAAAGCTTGTAACGTTCTGCATATAGTCATTAGCGGAGATTCCTGCGGTCTTGTATGCCTCACTGGCGTACTTTACGATAGTATCAGCGTTGTCCTTGAAAAGTGTTTCAACGCCGCCTATGTTCTGCTCATAGTCTGCATATGCGCTCGCAGAGCTTTTGACTATAGCGCCTATGCCTGCACTTGCCGCCGATATAGTTGCTATACCAGCTTTTGCGGCAAGTGCAAAGCCCTTTTTGATAGTGCTTCCAAAACCTGAAACGACCTTGCCGCCAAGAGAACTTCCAAACTTGTGACCATCGGGCATACTATCCCCGAACGCTCTTCTCAACTCTGATGCAAGCCCTTGCATAGACGGAACTATCTGCACATATGCCTTGCCTAGCTGTGTGCCGTTTTCTTCTGCCATGTTAGTCCTCCTTTCCTAAGATTTTTCTTCTTGCTTTCTCATAATCCTCGCCGCTTCGGAACGCTGTTATCTCACTGTCGCTGTCATTCTTACCTATGAGCTTTTCAGCCATTGGCTGCGGTCTGTTCACACCTTTTTGACCGTCCTTTGTCTGCGACCAGCATATCCATTGCAGGCGGTCAAATATCAGTGCAAGCAGTATTTCAGAGAACGAACCGCCAACATCATTGAGCTTGCGCTTGACCCGTGATGAACTGTCAAGACCGCAAAGAAAAGTCGCTACCTTTCGTGCAGGCAGCGACTTGTAGTCGTATATGTGATAATACTGCGCCATATCGCAATCAAGTTCATCAGGATAGCGCTCCATAACAGCGGCAAGGACTAGGAGTTTTTTGTCTTAGGTGTCTGGAAGATCTCCACGATCAACTTTGTTATCTCTTTAGCCGATACATAGCCACACTTTTCTCTTATCTTCGCAAAAGCTTTTTCTTTCTTGCTTCCCAGGGCGGCGTCAACTACCTTGACATATGCAAGGGGGTCGCCCTGTTCACACTTACCGACAGCTTCGATAAACTCATAGTCGTCAAGGGTCTTCTCCTCTATTTCAAACTCAAAACCACTCTCTGTCTTACCTGTCAGCATAGGTTATTCCCCTTTCTTCATGTATTCATAGTGTGTGTTGCCGTTCTCATCAGGTGTGGCTGTGATAGTCAGCTCATAGCCGATAGGCTCATTATCCTTATAGGTGATGTCAGATATCTCCGTCACCTTGCCGAACGGAACGACCACTCTTTTCAGTACGTTGTTTTTCAGTATCATATCAAATACGAACGCCTGATCTTCATGCTCGGCACTGTTTACCTTGATAGTCAGGCCAGTGTCAAGGTCGCCCGAAACGTTGCTGCCATTGTAGACAGTTTTCAGCACATCTGTATTGGTACACTCTATCAGTTTGACCTTGAAAGTGTCCGTTTTTTCTGTCTGCGGTGTGTCAACGATATCTCCGCCCCAGGCTTTGATATTTTCAGTAGAAATGCCAGAACTGTTTGTTACACCGTCCTCGGAGCAGTAGCCCAGGCTCTTAAATGCTGCATCAAGCGCTGTTGTTGCATCCGTCGGCAGTGTTGATCCTGTGACCGCTGTGAAAACCGCTCCGCCTACCTTTGGCTTGCCTGTTGATACGTTATCTTTGTTGTTTGCCATAGTATTATCACTCCTCGTCGTAGTAGGTTACATCGAATACCGCCTGATAGCGATATCGTTTTGTTTCTGTGTCTGTATAGTTGTAGTCTGACGTGCACGCACAGCGGCATATATTCCTCTGTGACACGCTTTCAGACATAGCCTTTTTAACTTTTGCATTAAGTTCTGCCGCCCCGTATAGGCTCGCTGAGTAGCTCTGAACGGCTATGGTGGCAGAGGTGATAAAATCATTCTCTGCCGAGCCTAGTTTGTCGATAAGCACATACTCTTTTGGTTGGTTTTTAGGTTCTTCGAGATAAGCCGAAACGTCAAGCTTTGCCCCCAGCCAGTCAAGAATCATCTTCTCTATCACTTGCCAAGCACCGCCTTTAAAAGTGTGTTATCTCTAAGATTAGCACGCTGAGCTTTCTTTGTCTTAGCCTTGACGATAGCGACCTTACGGCGCATTTTCGGATATCTTGTCCATGTGATAGTATACGCTTTATGCCCAGTGCCAAGACGTTGAACGGCTCTGTCAGCATAGCCCTTGACCATGCTTTCAACAGGTGCAGAGCAGAGAAACGCCGCAACTGCGTTGTGGTCAAGCTCTATCTTAACTTTACTCATAGCGTTCCACCTTGACTTTCTTGTTCCAACTGAGCGGCAAATTTTCTTCAATGCCCTCTGTCGGAAGACCTATGGTGCGGAATTTTCTGCCGAAGAACTCGACTTCTGTGTCTTCCCAAACGTGTGTATCTCCCTTTGGTATCGCAAGCACATAAGCTATGCGTTTGCCCGATAGGTTAAGCTCGTTTACAACGTCCTCTGCGGAAGGCTCGCCCACAAGCACGTTTTCGACAACTTCCTGAGATACCTCATATGTAGGTCTGTTGAAGTCGTCAATGCCTGTCTGCGTTTTTACAGAAAGCTTAACAGGTATGCCTTTGATATTTAATCTCATACATCATATACCTCCATTGCACCGTATCTCTGTCGCATAACGCCCAGTTCTTTCAGCTCATTTCTGAGGAAATACAGCTGCTGTCCTGCGTTGAGATATGTCATTGATACTGAGTAGCCCATAGCCGATTGTGAAGCCTGCGAAGTCGCAGGAGAGCTGTCCGCAATGGTGTCTACAGCTCTCAGCGTGGCACGAACTATGATATCTTTTGCCACAAGTTCAACGTCAGGTTCATCAGCTATCATAATGTCAAGATCTTTGCCGTATTTCTTGCAGGCAGTTGAAAGCTTTGCACAGGCGACAGGCAGCAGAGCCGTCGCCTTTTCCTGCTCCTCAGTCGAGAGCTTTCGACCAAGTTTTATAACGTCCTCGATAGTTGCGTACTCTGCCGCCATTTATGCCGCCCCCTTATTCAGCTGCTGACTGAATGACAGCAAATGCAGACTTGTCGAGAATGCCCCAACCGATATATGCTTCGGCTCTGATGTATACCTGATTGTAGCCTTTGAGGTCCTGTCCGCTGTTGTCAGGGTCGCCGTACTGAATGATCTCCAGTGGAATATTCTTTGCGTAACCCCATTTAAAAGCTGACACAAAGTCGCCCACAATAGCAAGGTCCTTGCTTGAATTGAACGAAACAGTGTTGTTAGTAACTGTCTGAATGCCGTTCATAGAAGTCGGTGCATTGCCCCAAGCAAGGTCAGGATAGATCTTTCTGCCGCTTGTGTCCACCATTTTTGCAAGGTCAGATCTGAATGACGGAGCCATTGTAAGACCGGATATGTCATACTCGTTGCCCTGCACTGCAGCGATAGCCTCCTCGATAAGAGCGTCAGGTGTCTTTGGTGACGTGCTGTCCTGCTTTATCACAGTTACGCCGTTGTCGAAATGGTTTGTACCTATAAGCGTAGAAGCTGTCTTGGCTCTTGGATTAACTCCGTGAAAAGCCATGATGTCAAGACCTCTTGCAGCCTTTTTTGCAAAGCCGTCAGAGAAATTTCTCAGAGTATCTATCTGCTCTTCCTCAGACGCATAAAGAAACTCGTCGGAGATCCTTGCACCGTATTCTACCTTGAGAGGGATTATCTTCACAGGTTCAAGGGCAGCGCTACCTCTTGTCTTTTTGCCGTTCTCAGCCACAAGGTCTACCTCATCGTCCATAGTGAAGATGAACTCCTTCTGACCGTTGAAGGGGATAGGTGTCTGAGCGCAAAGCGTGGCAAGGGATGACTTGCCCTTTACCTTGTTGAAAAGCTCCTTAACGAGTACCGGGTCGAAAAGTGTGCCCTTTGAAATTACGTCTGCCATAAAATTACTTCCTTTCTGTATTTGGTTTTAGTTTTTCAGACCTGCAAGCAGGCTCTTATATGCCGCATTCTTGTCGTCTGCGTGATTGTGTTCTGTGTGACCAAGAGGAGCTGTCTGCTTTTTGCCGATAAACTTTGCAAATGTTTCAGCGTCCTTCTTGATAGCTTCTTCTGTGTCTCCCGAAAGCTTGTTCGCAAGCTCATAAGGAATACCGTTTTCGTGGGCAATTCTCATTTTTACCGAGCTGGTCTCGTATGCCTTGTTCTTAGCCGTGAGGTCTGCGATAGCTGTATCCTTTTCCGCAAGCTTGCCTGTAAGGTCGGTGATCTTGCCGTTAAGGTCGGCTGTCTTTGTCTTGAAGTCGTCAGGGGAAATATAACCCTCAAACTGTTTCTTGACTGTATCCGTGTTGCGGTCGAGCCTTGCCTTTATCGCATTGTCGAAGGCTTCCTGTGTTGTTATAGCTTCAAATTCTGCCATAGTGTTTCCTTTCCCCGCTTTACCCTGCGGTGTAGGTGATATATAATAAACTGTTACCAGCTTATTTTCTGTACTTTCTTCTTGTCTGATGAATTTGCACACGCCCAGTGAGCAAGCACCACTGCCTCAAGCAGTGATATGTCAGCACCCTCAAGAATTGAGGTATAGCCAAAACCTCCGCCTGAGCTTATAGCTCTGTGTTCACAGTTTGCAATGACTTGTTCAAGAGAAGGTTGGTCAGCGTGACAAATATTCTGTGCGAATACTCCTCGCTCAAAACCTGCTGACGAAGTGATCACATCAGCGACTTTCGGCAGGATAGGCTTGCGCTTGATACCTGCGTTCTTCATATCTGCCGCAAGCAAAGACTGTCCGTTTGCGCCGTCAATGACAGTTTCACGCATATGCGGATTGCGCAGATATGCGATTATCCAGCCGTTTCCCTCTCTTACAGGGCGGCAGTCGATAGCCTCGACAAATATCTTGCCGTCGGTTGTTTTTGCAGCGACAGCCAAAGATACGTTATCCGTGACTTTTGCATACTTAATGCCGAAAAACAGCTCTTTGCTGATATCGGGCTTGTCTGCGATACAAAGTGCCTGCCACTCACCCTTGCTTATAGCCGACTTTTGATTATAGGTCAGCCATAAACCTAAACGCTGGATGTTATCGTCGACCTGATCGTCTTTCGGGTCGCCAAGCTCTGAACGTATCTTACGCTCCGTGAGGATAGTGCCTAAAGACGGATTAGTGGCGTACCAAAGCTCAGGATCATGCGCGTTCGTGAGCTTCGGCACAGACCATTCAGCCCAGCCGTCATCACCGCCTTTGCCCGATATCGTCTTTTGTCTGTACTTCGTAAAAACCGTACCAGCGGACACCATTGTTGGCGGCGTTCCGCACATCAAGGTCTGAGGGTTGCGACTGTCTGTGACGGTATATTTTAGGGCTGTTTCTTGGTCTGTGGTGTATTCCTGTGCTTCGTCTATGATAAGCAGGTCATAGCCCTCGCCAAGTCCGCCTTTGCTGGAACGTGTACGGAAATTGATAAGTCCGTCGCCTTTGAGCCATTGTATACGCTCCAAGCCCATCTGCTTTGTGGTCTTGAAGTCCTCTTTTTCAAGAAAACCCATTTTTGTGATAAGGTCGATGATCTTCTCCCACGCCGAATGTGACGTTGTTGTCCTGTGGGCGGTATAAAGCACATGTTCACCATTTTGCAGGCCATAGATCGCACGCATAATAAGCAGCTCCGACTTGCCGTTACGTCTTGGTATCGACCAGCCGAACTTCATGTGCTTCCACAATCCCTCATCGTCCACCGCCATGATGTCATAAAGCATTAACTCCTGCCATTCCTGTGCGGTGCGCCCCGATTTGTTGTACATTGCGATAGCCTCATCGCCTTTGGTCTGCTCATATGGCAACACTACCGATATGGTGGGGGTCTGCCTGCCGACTCTCTTATCCTCAATAGTGGATTACCTCCTGTCCTTGTTTTGTGTGCCAGCTTTTTGCAAGCTTTATATCTCTTTCAAGAGTTTTTGCTCTCGTTGGGTCATTTGATAGATTGCTTATGCACTTATCAAGATTTGCAGGCATTTTAACGATTTCAGCGTCAAGTCTATTTGACAACTCACTTATATACTTTTCGTCCGGGGACGAAGATATAATAAAAGCATTTCCCCACGTTCCTTTTCTAGCAGCAATATCTTCAAAAATTGTATTACGCAAATTAAGAACAATATCAAATATATTGCTGTGATCGTCGTGGACGTTCTTTCCGTCAATAGCAGAGCATATTTTGTCCATATCAAAGACAATATCGTTTTCACCTTTATGTTTTTCGGCATAATAGCTCTTACCGCTGCCTGGACTTCCGCTAATTATAAACACTTTCTTTTCGTCATTACCTCCGAAAAGTTTTCTTAGCGTTTTCTGATAAGCCAGTTTTGAATGGCTATCACTCATTATCAACACCTCATTTTTGGCATAAGAAAAGCACCCGTTAAGGTGCTTGGTTTGATATTTACTTTGTCGATTTGACCTTTTCGGCATTGGATAAAACTATACTCAATGACCTTTCACAGCGTATCAGTGCCGCAACATAATCAGCATTATCCTTTATCTTCTGAATTTCAGCTCTGATGTTCTCAATATCACTCTTAGCTCTCCGCAGCTGCCATATTGTATCCCGGTCAAGTGCCATAATATCCGTCCTTTCTGATTTTGGGTATAAAAATACCGCCCGACCTTAGCCAAGCGGTAAAATTATTTACATCTTTTCAATTTCATTTTCATTGCAGTCATACAGCTTCCATTCGCCGCCATAACCGCCTGCTGTTCCTTTGGTGTCGCTTTCAACAACATAGTTTGTTTTGCCTTTAATATTTGATTTGTCAACAATAGTTCCGACTACCATATTTGATTTTATCTTTACTTTGTCATATAATTCAAACATCATCGCTCATCCTCTCTATGTGCAGTTATAATACGTGGTGTACTCTCCGGCGTGTCTTTCTGCCAAACTGTTCTAAAACGTTTCTTTTCGTTTACTCCTAGCTCAGTAAATATACTAAATCTTTCAGCACCATTATCAAGAACAACTTTATCGACCGCCTTGCTATAATCAAAGCACGCCTTTAGATCCTTGTTAAGAAGTTCAAAGTCTGTTGACTTATAACCAACATCAAAAAATTCTCTTGAATGTTTTGCATTTGGTTTCAAGAAAAACTTATTGATCTTGTCAGGAGCAATTTCACACTCCCTGCTCTTTATTATATCACTTTTGCCCGATTTGTCAACCAATCTTATAGGCTCTTTTGTAACGACCTTATTTTTCAGCCTTATCGGCTCTTTCGCTCCCGTTTCTTTCATGCGTTCAAGTTCATCGTCAGAAACGTTCCACTTGGTCTTATCCCACACGTCTTGTGCCTTTCTGCCGTTGAGGTATGTAACAGTACAGCCGCAGTTATCATGCCTGCGGTAAACATCTTTCGGAACATCTTCAGGATAATGATATTTGCCTGCCAGCTTTGCGCACCATTCACAACAGCCGCCGTGATCGTTGCGGATAATGTAGCAATCAAGTCCTGCATCAGAACGAAACTTGACGTTTGTTTGCACATAATCGTTGTAAAAACTCTCCGTAATGTTCTGTGCAGGAACTGTCATTCGCCGTATCATCACTTCTTCTGTGATATCAGGTATAGAAGCTGCATTGGCTACCGCCTGCACACGTTCTGTAGGAAATTCAGCCTGCTGTGGTCTGATGTTAATGCCTGCTTGGTTGTCAAGAGCTTTCTGACAAGCGGCAACAGCAGAATTGATGATATCATAGTTATCTTTCAGAATGCCCGTGAGTATGGTATCGGCAATGTTGTAGTACATCTTTCCGTCAGGGAGCGCCCCAGCATTGACATATGTACCGATAGCCTGTGAAGCACGCAAGCCTAACTGTTTTGAAAGCAAGGCGACTTCTTCCATTTTTGCAGTGCCGCCCTCTATTTTCTTCAAAACTGATTGAATGTACTTATCAGCCTTGCACGTCTTTTGAAACTCAGCTCGTATTTTTTCAAGCAGTTCTGCACCGATATCAGCCATTGTTTTCGCCCTCTATGCCCGTGAGCTGACGGATGCCCTTTGCACCCAGATAATCAGGAACAGCCTGATTTATCTTCAAGATAGCATCGCCCACACCCGAGAGTGCGGCAGAATCAGGTTCAAAAATGGGAAGCCACTGCGGTTTGATGTCACTGAAAGCATAGCGCATATAGGCCGTGTTATCACGAACGCAGGCGGCCAGATAAGCCACGTTAAGGAAACCACTGCCAAACGTTCTCTGCGCCTTGCGTGCGGTAAGCCTGAGATTTTCGTGCGCTGCTCTGATCGCTTCACAGCTGGCAGGATTGGACGTTGCAAAGCCCAAGTCATCAAGGGTCAACCCTGTTTCTCCGGCGAACAGTGAAGCTATAGATTTAAGCTGCTCAGAGTATGGTGACATGGACTGCTGTTGAAACTGTCCGACGGTAGGATTACCGCCGTCATCATCTTTGGTGATAGTCAGCAGTGAGGACATTGTTGCACCCCATTTGTCCATTTTCTCCATTTTCTCGGCATCATCCGAAAGACCGAGTATATATTTTTGTGGGAAACTGTAAAACTCGGCTGATACTTCCGACCGCCTGAGCGTTCTCATAGCCTCTTGTACAAGCTCCATGCACGCACGTGATATTCTGCTGTGGCCGAAAGGACGAACAGCGTCAGGGCGGTATATGATAGGCACAAGCAGGGGATAAGGCGCAGGATTGTCATAGATCTCAACATCATAGCCTCTGCGATATATCTCTGTCTGTTCGGCGGTGAAGTAGGCTTCAATGGTGGGGTTGAAATTGTTATCCCTATCAAGCACTGCATAGCCCTCACGGAGCATATTCGTGATAGGGTCGATAATGCCAGTAGCGTTACTGCCATCAATGACCTGCAAGCGTGGATAGCCTGTTTCATCAGCCGAAATATACACAAAGCAGCAGGAGGACACCAATGCTGAGAGAATAGCAGAATCAAAGAACACGTCACGATTATTGTTGTCAAATATCTCGTTGACGTAGAAAGTGTTGTCTTCGAAACTGTCAAATACTATTCTGTCCGCAAGGGTATCAACAGCCTTTGCACACCAGCCTAGCACAGGACGCATCCAGTTATAGCTTGGTGGTATCATTTTGCCCATGTCAGTAAGGCCGTTCTTCATGTGATAGTAGTCATAGCGCACATTGACCCTCGAAGCCTTTGAGGAGAGCTTCTTTTTCAAATATGCCATGCCTTTGTATTCGCTCATCTTGTATATCCTTTCCAGTTATTTCAATCCTGCGAGAAATATAAGCAGTGCGGCGGTGAAGGTCTTTTTCGACCTCAAAAGGGGGCATACCCCCCATATTGTCAATAATTTGTTAAAAATTCTTCCAATCGTAGCATTGTGGTAAAATTCGGTTGGAAATCAGGTCAAGAGACTGGTCAAACACCTGTTTTTCCACCAGTTTGTCAGATTTCTGACGATTACAACACCAATGCGCCAACTGCAAGTTTGAAATGTCCGAAGGATGACCGCCTTTTGCAATGGGTATGATATGATCTATACAAGCCGACAGAGGGTGAGGATACTTTAGTGAAAAATCAACAGGTTTCCCACAGATACCGCAAACTGTTTGGGTAGCGTATATCTTCTTCTTGTTGATGCGGAACTGCTGTTGGTGTGAACCGCTTCGGTCCGGTCTTGGTATTGGCATAAGGTCACCTTCTCAACGCAAAAGCGACCGCAAAATGCAGCCGCCTTTGTGAATATATTTAAAGAGTATGTAAAATGGTGGAGCAGATGTTGAGCTGGCACGCTCTCGACCTGCATACACCGCCCGAAGCTCTAGAATATAGTTCACGGCTTGGCGGCGGTTCAAATATTATGTGTTGGCTTTGTCGGATAGCCAACTGACCGTATGGGCAGACCACAAGCTCATGCACTCACGTTCTGCATAAGCCCTCGAAAGGGCTTTGTGTAAAAATTTTGGAGAGGTTAAAACAAATGAAAATACAAGTCTGAGGTACATCTACACTTTCCTCAGTTTAAATTATAACATAGTAAAAAGTCACAAACGTCACATTTATCATGCTTTTTGCAAATATCTTTGTATACGCATTTTGATACAGCTCTCTGACATTCTCCCACCACTCACCTGCATAGCTATCTGCAAGTACGTCTTACCCTTGATGAATTTCAGCACGAACATTCGCCTTGTCTGATAGTCCTCTATCCCCTTGATAAATTCCTCCACAGCCCTCTGCTCACGCTCTAGTCGTGCCTGCTCGCACAGCAATGAAAGTGTATCGCCACTTGGCAGAAAGCCGTCTATGCGTGTGCTGTGTGGTGTGTAGGACGGCGGAGTGCACACGCTGATACTGTCTGCAACGTACTTGCCTGAAAGCTCTGCCTTGATGTCCTCAATGGCTGAGGCGTTCCTGCGGTAGGCTTTCAGGCGTGACATGGTCATAGGGTCAGCCATTAGCAACACCGTCCATTTTAATACCGATACCATTCACGTCAACAGCCGTATCAGCAACACCGAAAATAACCTTGCCTATGGCAGTGGACACGTCGCCTTTATGGTAGTTATCTACGGTCATCTTGAATCCCATTCCTGATATCGTTACCTTATCCTCCACCAGATTGACAGCCCTGAAAACCTTGCCGTGCATAGCATTTTCATACACACCATGCAACTTTTCCAGCTTATCCTGACTTACGCCTGCCTCCCACAAGATAGATGAAAACTTATGCTCGTCTATAGTCGGAATCTCAGTTTCATGTGCGTTCTGGTCAACGAACGTGGAAATCTTATCGTTCACTGCGGTGATAAGGTCATAGTCAAGCTCATCACCCACAACGCTTGTGAGGATATCCTTGAAAGTTTCCTTTTCGTTCTGACAGGTCATTGAGAACTCGCAGCCCAAAAGCTCCTCAACAACAGAAGTATTCGGCTTTTTTGCGTTTTTCGTGTAGTAAAGCACTCCGTTGATATCAGGTGCACGATCATTGAAAAGAGGAAACAAAAAGCCATCGCTTGGAAGCTCAACAATTCTATCGCATGACTCTTTCTTTGCGATAGAATTGTCCTGTTCATCATACACAAGCCCGTCAATACGCAGATTTACAGGGCAAAGAGCTGTCACTATAAAATTGTAATCCGTGTCAGCCTCTTCCTCAAACTCGTCCATTTTGTTCTTCCTCAGCACGGAATATGTACAGTGTGCCGCAAAAATGGTATATGTTGACACATACTCCACCTTTTCCACAATGGCATTCAGAAAGTTATCAATCTTTTCTTCATCAAGAAGCTTGCTTTGCAATGTTTCATACATGAAATGCTGTGCGCCACCCTCAAGATATGCGTCCTTCGGAAACGAATATTCCAGCAGATTTTTGCCGATAGATCCGCTGAGCACTTTTTTCAGGTTTATCATTATCAGCTCCGCCTCGTCCTGCGGAATAGTGTTGTAAAGCTGATTGGTCTTGCACTTTATGTTCTTTTCAGCGTCCACAAAT